GACGGCGGGTCTGACCGGCATTTTTATAGGTAGTGCGTCCGCCACTGCTGGCATCCGCCACAATCTCATCCTGGGTATCGGTCTGGAACAGCGCCGCGCTGATCAGGCCGTTGCCGATGCGTTTCTTGCTTCCAATCTCCAGCGTATCGCTGGTAGCCGGTTTCAGCCCCAGATTCAGACCGGTCGCGCCGTCTGAACGGTAAGAGAGCTCATTAATGGTCGGGGTTTCAAAGCCGCGACCGGCGGAGATCCACGCGTTCCAGCCTGGGTCAAAGGCATACTTCAGTGCCGCAGCGGGCAGCCATTTGTGATAGCGCGCATCACCGCTGTCGTCGCCGTTACCGGGCTGAATATAGAAGTCATTAGAGTCAAAGTTAACGGTGCTGAACCGCACACCCGCATCCAGCGACAGCTTATCGGTCAGTTGCCAGGCGGTCTGCAGATAGGGATCGAGCGTCCACATCAGGTTGCGCTCGTTGCGGCGCAGATTGCCCTGTTCGCCCAGCTGTGTCACCCCGTTGCTGACCGTGAAGTTTTCATAGCCCTTGCGGCGCTCGGTCATGGTTTCGTAGTCGAGTCCGCCAGTCAGCGCCACCGGAATCGACAGCAGCGTGTCGCGATGGGTCCAGCGGGTATCGACGCCCTGATAGTGGCGGGTCAGGGCGATCACGCCACCGGGATGAGACGGGTTGCGCTGCACGGCTGCAGGGATCGACTGGAACTGGGTAGTTTCGCGCATGCCAGCATAGAGCATCACGCTGAGGTCGTCATTTTCACTCATCTGGCGCTGATAACGCAGGCCGGCCTGAGTCTGATCGACAGTCTTACGGGTGTTATAAAGCGGGACGTTGCTGACCACCTGACGTGGATTGTCACGCCACTGCGCCTCGGTTAAGCCGCCGGGATCCTGCGCGTCAATGTGAACGCTGTTAAACAGCAGCGTCAGGGTGCTGACATCATCAATACGCACGCCCAGTCGGGCGTTGCCAAGGTTCTTCTGCGCAGCGCTGTGATCACGATAGCCGTGAGTGGTGAAGCGGGAGGCGGAGACGGTGTAGTTAACATCCCCGGCATGGCTGCCGTCACCGGTCGCACCGCTGGCTTTGACGCTGTTGCGCCAGCTGCCGTAACTGCCATACCAGCTGCTGGCTTCAAGCGTGGTCGGCTGTTGTCCTTGCTGGGTAGTGACATTGATTACGCCACCCGAAGCGTTGCCATACAGCGCAGAAAACGGGCCGCGCAGTACCTCAACATGATCAATCGAGCCGATATCGATATTGGAGGTCTGCGCCTGACCATCCGGCATGGTGGCCGGGATGCCATCCACATAGATGCGCAGCCCGCGTACGCCGTAGGTTGAGCGGGAGCCAAAGCCACGCATCGACAGCTGCAGGTCCTGTGCGTAATTTTGCCTCTTATGTTTAGAGTTCTGGCGGTCTCGAATCTAATGTTCATCTAAAAACAGTAACGATCATCAATCACCAATTATGTTCATATGCATTTGATTTTAAATATAATATTTTCTCATTTAATTGCACTTGCCATCACTTCTGTACACCTATAAACATCTGTGTACAATGCCATATAAGTACAAATTGAGTCATGATATTTGATGGTGAGTACATAATGGCTATTAGCGATACGAAACTGCGCGGGTTACATGGCAAGCCTTACAGCGGTCCAGCGGAAATAACCGATGCTGACGGATTAGGGATAAGGATAACCCCTAAAGGGATAGTCAGCTTTCAATACCGGTACAGAATAAATGGCAGCCAACACAGACTTGGGATAGGCCGTTACCCCGCGGTATCTCTACGTGATGCTCGTATAAAAGTCGGTGAGTATAAATCTCTCATTGCTGAAGGGATCGATCCTAAGCATCAACTTCTTGTTAAAAAGAAGAAGCCTACCGTACATGAGTGCATCAAGTATTGGTATGACAACTATGTGCTTCAGTCACTGAGAAAAAGCACCGCTGAAGTGTACGAGCGCATAGTGCTTAATGAGATGGAAAAGTATTTTGCGGATATACCAATAGAGCACATCCCGGTCAGTGCCTGGGTAGACTTTTTCACGGAGCAAGAACAGGCTAATCCATTAAAAGCCCGTAAGCTATTGGTACATTTGCGCGGCGCAATAGCTTGGTGCTCACGAAGACAGTTTATTGAAGACTCATCGCTTTTGAGATTGAATCCCAAAGAATTTGGCAGGAACCCTAAAACCGGCGACACGGTTCTTACCTATCGGCAGTTGGCAAAGATATGGGTTGAGAACGAAAAATCTACCGCAACGTTTTCGAGCAAAATGCTCATCAAGTCCCTCATTTTGTATGGATCACGCAATAGCGAATTGAGAGAGTCACGAAAGGAGGATTTTGATTTTGAAGAGGGTATCTGGACATTGCCATCAGACCGTAGCAAAACAAATAAAATCATCAGGAGGCCGATCTTCAAACAAATCGAGCCACTACTTAAACAGTCAATCGATAATGGCAATGGCCTACTGTTTCACGGTGCTTTCGAAAGGAACATTCCGCTGAGCATCGGTTCTTCAACCAGGTATGTCAGATTGCTACGTGATCAGCTTAACTTTGGTGATTTTACCGCTCATGACTTTCGCAGAACGATGGCTACTCGTTTGGCAGAGGAAGGGATTGCGCCCCATGTCATTGAGAAAATGCTGGGGCATGATCTTGGAGGCGTGCTTGCAGTGTATAACAAGCACGACTGGTTAGCGGAACAGAAGGTTGCTTATGAGCTCTACGCGGACAAGATTTTCGAGCAGATCAAGCTGATCTCTGATTAACGCCGCCGTTTAATATCCACTGCTCCACCTCAGCCAGTAAATATTTTTTAGGTCGATTTCTTACTGGCTTGGGGAACGAATGATGAAGCACATAGGTCCTCATTGTTGTTCGTGAGGTAACACCAATTTTTTGCATCGCTTCACTTTCAAAGATCATTTCGATATTAGCCATTCTTTTTCTCCACACATTCCTGCTGCATCAGGTTTGTTTAGCCGTGACAGGTCACGGCGTATTGATATTCAATTTCAGTTCATGCCAACCGCTGGTGACCCAGCACGCTGCTTCACCCTGGCAAGGGCATGACTGCACCGGCAGCTGCTCTTTGCACTTACCGCATTGCTGGTGGGTCAGCGCCTCAAGTCGCTGCGCCAGATCAGCGGAGTCTTTCCGGATTAACAGCGCGATATACTCGTTCAGCTCATACGGTTCACGACCGGGGCGGCGTGCGGCGCAGTTCTGCGCCAGCATCTCCAGTTCCTGACTATCCAGCGCCAGCTCCAGCTTTTTACCACCGGCAGCGGCCTGTCTGGCACGCTGCGCGGCTTTGCGTTCGGCGGGGGATTTAGGCATTCATAACCTCCTGAACCATCTCTTTGACAGGAAGGCCGTCATAGATTTCTTTGAGGTGGCCACGAATCTCCATCCTGCGCAGTGCTGATAGCATGTAGTCACACTCAACCTGCTTGTTGCCTTTGAATGGCTTGCATTCATCGCTAGCCCAAGAACAATTTCCTACCGGCCAGCCATAAACCTTTCGCACTTTGCCTTTAACGACATGCAATAGCCCCCAACCATGGGGCAAGTCCTCGATATTGATTATGCCAGGTTCACTCATCATGAATCGCCAGTCTCCCATACCAATCTCAGGATTGAGCCTGAAGCGTTTTTTCCGATCAGCCAGTAAATCTGAGCGTGAGCATTTTACTTCTATCAGGCAGGAAGCATTATTGCGAAAGCCCATAGCATCTGGCTGCTCGCCCGTACTGGTGACAGCAATGAATCGATCATGAAAGCAAACCTTAAAGCCATTTCGCCTTAGATAGGAGTAAGCGATCTGGCAAAGCTCGTTGTGAGTCAGCGCCATCACTCCACCTCCACGCGCTTAAACTCAACTACCCACACCCACGGGTTAGCCTGCCAGCTTTCCTCTCCGTAGATGGATTGCCACAGCTTGCTATAAGCGCTGACGGGGAATCGCTCCCACTCATGCCATGGCCAGCCAAAATCATCAGTACCAGGGTAGCCATCACGGTCAGGAATGCCGTACTTATAAATTCGCCCGTCTTTGCTTATTTCTGCCAAACCTTCGGCGATAGCGTCATGCTCACTGATACTGTTCAGCCGCTCCACACGAACGCCGGTAATCTCCAGCGTTATGCGGGAAGCCCAGCGCGGCATGTGGATGGAAGGCTTCCAACATGATCGGCCATCAACGCAGCCATCATCGGCACCCCACGTAAAACCGCCGTCAGCAGCGTAAATAGCGTGACCAGAGTAATAGCCCCTACCGAACGGCTTCTCATGCACCGCCTTTGCCGGACGATCAGGAACGTAATCAATCATCAGGCCATCATCATCGAATGCGCGGCTAACGACAGACCAAGTTTCTTTTACCCAAAGGCGATCACCTACTGCACCGAACGGGCATGAGAACGGAGCCGAACGAATGTGATTTCCGGTAGCGTTCGATTCAGTCCAGTGGTATTTGCCTGTATCGCTGCGTTCAGCTGAAGCAATGATGCGTCTTAGCCCGAACTGATTTGATTCAGGCTGCACCTTCATAATCCGGCGCGTCTGCGTCTTTCTGCCGTCGAGAACAGCGAGAACCATGTCGGCGTTAAAGATGATTGGGCGTTCACGCATGGCTGACTTCCTCCTTAAAGTTTTCCTTCCAGCCCTGATTTAGCATCCAGCTATACCGTTCATTGCATTTTCGGCAGTAGCCAGAAAAACGACGACGGTCTTTATTTGGAAACCAGCGTGACCAGCCATAACGGTCAAATTGATACTCGGTGCCGTCCGCCAGAATTATCCGGCGGTGCTGCACTTCATTCTTTCTGGTGCCATCCGGCAATACGTTCCAGCTGCTACCGGTCAGGTCGAATTTAGCGCCGGTAAAATCGATCATGGTCTTTGCCATCACTCACCATCCTTATTGGCGCGGAGCCAAATACAAACCGCACCGTCTTCAGTGTCATGGATGGAGCCAACGAACCAGCCTTCACCTTCAGGGCTTTCAGGTTGCCAGGCAGAGATATCGCAACCATCTACAGTGGGGTCGATCATGTCTTCATCACGGTACTCAACCTTCCACTGCAAATCATGCTCGGACATCCACTGATCAAACTCAGCGGTAGGGATAAATTCACGACCATCACAGAACGCCAGATAATCTGGATGAGACCAATAGCCATATTGGTCGCGTTTAACTTCTAAGGGCTTAATGCTCATTGAATCTTCTCCTTAACCCATGCATTCCATATACAGCCCGCTGGCAATCAGACGAGCACGTCGAGCAGCTGCTTCACGGTTACGCTTCTTTGCCTCTTCGGAGCAGTCATTGCTGTGGTTGATCACCATCGGCTTAGCTTGCCCTCGAGCAACACGGCGCGGCTTTCTGGTCAGGGTGTAAGTTCGGTCGACGGAACCACCTCCCAAACAGACCTGGTCAGACGCTTTTATCTGCAGCGTTTCACCGCCATGCTGCATGGTATTAAGGATTAAGCGGTTGAACTCACGCAGGGTCATACCGAGACGTTCCGCCAGCTCACGGCCCGTTGCCGGGCCTTTTGATAACTGCCAGGCCAGCTTTTCGCTGAACCCGGCGTTAGGGCCATGACTGCGGCGATACTGAGCTACCTTTTTCATGACACCACCTTCAGCGTTACCGTACGTGAGCGGATTAAATCCATTTCCATTTGTGAAATGATGTTGATCGCTTGTGAGGTGCCAGGCAGCTGTTGATTACCCATAGTTGACACAGCCCGACGCGCCTCACCGAGTGCTTCACCGCGCAGTGTTCGAATCCACTGGTCACAGGCTGGCGTAGCAAGCGCTGCATTCAGGTCATCGATCAGCGTCAGGTCTGCGCCTGCAGCTTGTAGTGCTGAAATGGTATCGGGCACACGCTGTTGATGCGCAGAACCTCTGAAGCCATAAGGCTGGCGCGGACGGTGGCAACATCAAGACGCGTAGCCAAATCACTAACCATTTTTGCCATTTCCAGCAGAGAGGTTTCTTTACCGATGCTCCTGGCGAACTGGTGGCCAGCAGCTACGACTTCTTTATTCGATTTAGAAGAAAGCATGTTGCTGGCCCTCAGTGGATGGTGATGTTGATGGTTTTATTAAGCCGCTCAGCTTCACGCTGCGCCTTAATGGGATTACTGATTACCGAGCCATCAGGCATAATCCAGCCGTTCAGGATATGGCTGTAGGGCAGGGTGATGATGCCTACGGTGATATGATCATCAGGCTTTTGCATCGCTGTACTCCCTGCGTGCTTTATCAAACTCGCTACCAACGATCTCTACTGCACCAAAGTCCGGTTTAGGCGTTGCGCCTGTCTGAACGTAGATAGCGTCACCATGACGAAATAGTGTGATTCCACTCAGAATTAGCATTCCCCAGTCCAGGCCAATGGATTCATAAAATTCGTCGTTACTGACTTGGGTTTTCGGGTAATGCTCACTCCAAAGCTTCTTCACTGCTGCATGCTCTTCTTTCATGCCTTTAGGAGGGCGTGCTTTAGGCCAGGACGCATAGCCGGTGTTACCGGTTGGCACTGTCCATAACTCTTTAGCCAAGTAAGGTGCCGCATCAAAATTCACACCGTAGAAGGTTGAGCGCGTCAGATCGCTTTTGAATACGGGTTTGCCGCCCAGTATTGAAGTCAGCTCCGCCGCTTCTTTACGCATCTGTGCTTCATCAGCACGCGTCTTTTCCCATGCTGCTAACGCCTCAGCATTCGTAAACTTCCAGTAGCCCATAACAGTCTCCACACACGATTTTTGGTTGCATGAATCCCTTGCCAGTGATGGCAATAAAAAACTTTTGGGATTCGTTTAAGTTGGCTGGTGGGTTACTGCAATAACCCACAGCCCGATTACTCCACACACTTGAAAGGTTGCTGCGGTGCCGGGTGCCTCCCGGTGCTCTGGTCAGACTGACAAACACCAGAGCGGAAACTCTTAGACTGTGTGCAATCTTTGTCAGTCTTCCGCGTGCGCTAGCCGCATTCACCACAATCAAAAAGAGCGGTCCGCCTGCACCATCTTTTGCCCAGCCCGATCGGGATTCGGTTTTTGTGCTGGTCGCAGGATTCAGTTTTTCACGCCCGCGCTCTTTGATTGTGGTGCCGGTTACCCCATCCGGCGCAGGCACTGATGGTCAATTAAGACAGAACCAGCCTGCGGTTTAATGCTGTGGCGGCGACCCTTACATGTCGCAGTAACGCCGTTTCCCTCCAGTCCGCGCTCTGACTGTTACCCCTGCGTAACATGAAACGTTACCGGGCTTTAATCACCACAACGAAAAGGACACTTACTCCACGTCTCTAAAGCGTTCGAAAACACCCGCTTAGCAAATGCCCTTATCGTTGTGAAAAAGGGCGGTTAAACAAACCATCATGAATAACCGCCAACACAGCAATTCCGTACTCTTAAAACGCTGGTCCGCGAACCACGTCTTCAACATCACACTGCACACTCACCACACCGGCATCACCACAACAGACAACATCAGCATCTGGGAAGAGCCTCAAAAAGGTAATCAGGTCCCTTACCGTTGTGTTCGACATGTTTTTAATCATCTTCACAGTACTGCCCTCACACCACTGCAACTGCTTTAGCGAATCATCCCGAACTTCTTACGCCTCGGGAGGCTACTTCGTGGGCGTCCTGCCTGTTCGCTGCTGATGTAACTGAATGTACCTTTAGTTACTCTTGGTGTCAACACTGCTTGTACCTTTAGTTACCACTAAGGGCATAAAAAAGCCGCTGCTAAGCGGCTGGGTAACTATAGGTTCTGAGTAACCTGAACAACTTTTCCGATTATTCGACAATTTCCGTCGATTGGGATTGGTTTAAACACTGGATTTAAAGGCATCAGATACGCGTGAGGGCTATCCCATACAAGTTTTTTCACAGTGGCCTCAGATGATCCGTCAAGTATGGCAACAACAATCTTGCCATACAGATCATCGAGCTGCCCGTAATTTGGCTCAACGATAACCACGGACCCTTCAGGTATGGATGGTAATCCTGACGGGTTAGTCATTGACTCACCGCGGACGATTAAACCAAATACTTCGTCAGAAACATCACTTGTTGTAAGAGTCCAATTTAACACGTCGCTCAACCTTGAACTTGCATAACTATCCGTCCACATTCCCGCCTGGACAGCCGATATAATGGGTACTGATGTCGGTTTCTTTAAGTGAGGGACCGTTTTTGTATCATCTTCCAAAGATGCCCCTTTGGAATATAAGAGCCATTCTGGCGTGGTCTTAAGCAACTTTGCCAGTTGGTGCAAATTCTCCCCGTCAGGCTTAGTTGTTCCGTTCTCCCACTTAGTGACTGATACGCGGCTGACCCCGAGTGCTTTTGCTAACGCATCCTGGGTCATGTTTAGGTCAAGTCTCTTTAGTCGTATGCGATCTTTCATTTCTGTTTTCATGTAACCAATGTTACCTAAAAGCGCTGTAACTTTTATTTGCTTTTGGATGTACCTTTAGTTACATTGAGTCCATTATTTGAAGGAGGAAAAAATGCTTAAAAAAGTCGTCGTTGCGCACTTTGGCGGAATCTCAAAAACAGCTTCAGCGCTCAGCATCTCACACCCAGCTGTTTGCAGGTGGGGTGAAGTAATCCCTGAGAAGCAGGCGTTTGTAATAGAGAGAATCACCAAGGGTCATCTCAAGTATGACCCGCAGCTTTATGCGAAGAATACAGCTTAACTGGCACTTAAATAACCACAGTAAAGAGGGCTTAACCGTGGATCAGAAGCACTGGCAAGTAGAAAAGCAACCAGCATGGCTGGTGGCGGCAATTAAAAAGACCATCTCAAGTCTTCCGGGTGGGTATGCAGAAGCAGCTGAATGGTTGGGCGTGACTGAAGATGCATTGTTCAACCGTCTTCGTACCAATGGCGATCAGATTTTCCCAATGGGCTGGGCGATGGTCCTGCAACAGGCAAGCGACACCAAGCACATCGCTAACGCGGTGTCCCGTCAGTCAAACAGCGTCAACGTTCCGCTTGTGGGCATTGAGGATGTTGATAACGCAGATATCAATCAGCGACTGATGGAGTCAGTTGAGTGGATCGGTAAGCACTCTGCCTACATTCGAAAAGCAACTGCTGACGGGGTAATTGATGCTGCGGAGCGTGAGCAGATTGAAGAGAACAGCTATCAGGTCATGGCTAAGTGGCAGGAGCATCTGACGCTGCTGTATCGCGTGTTTTGCCCGCCAGAAAAGGTGAACGCCGCAGGATTGCAGCCCGCGGCGTTCGATGCGACTAAATCAACGTGTGTGGAGAACTAATCGCGTGATCAATTTAACCAGATTATCAGGGTTACCGCAATTCCGTTGCCTCCCGTCAGCTGGTGGCCGCTTCAGCAGTGAGCCGCTGCGGTATGTGCTTAATGTACCAGGCGGCGCAGAGGAAGTTAACCACAGCTTTGTTGACTGGGCTGTGGGCGATGCTAACCAGCGAATGAAGGCGACCAAATGCGAGAACTTGACCGCATCTTCCGAGATAAGCGCGGCATCCCTGTGCGGGTCATTCGCTGGGAGCCAGAGAACGACCGGGTTATCTACCTGCGTGACAACTATGAACATGGCGAGTGCTTCAGTTCTCTCGAAAGGTTTAAGCAGTACTTCAGGGAGGTCATTGTAACTCATGAGCCTACTTCTAAAAGTTAAGCCATTGGTTATCAGTCCGATGCTTGCTCTGCGTATTGGCATTAACGAAGCCATTGTGCTGCAGCAGATTTGTTACTGGCTGGAAGACACTACGTCTGGCATCGAATATGACGGCAAGCGCTGGGTTTATAACAGCATAAATGCATGGAATGAGCAGTTTCCATGGTGGACCGCGAAGACGATACAAAGAACGGTTTCGTCATTGAAAAAGATGGGTCTGATTTATGTTGAGCAGCTTAAAAAAAGCCAGCACGACCAGACTAATTATTACGCAATTAACTACGCGAGCCCTTTACTGGCCGATACGGACAATTTGTCCCTATCGAGAGAGACAATTTGTCCCAATCGAAAAGGTCAATCTGTCCCTATGGATAAGGACAAGTTGTCCCAATCCATCGGGTCAAATTGTCCCAATGTTACAGAGATTACAACAGAGAATACTACAGAGATTACAACAACCCCTTCTTGTCAGGTTGCTGCGCAACCAGACGATGAGTGGTCCCTGGTTAATCGTTCTCGGGAAGTATTACGCCACCTGAACAAAGTTACTGGCGCTAAGCACACAGAGGCGCAGTCGTCGATGGGTCACATCAAATCCCGGCTGAAAGATGCATTTACGGTCGAAGAGCTTTGCCTGGTGGTGGATTACAAACACGCCCACTGGGAAGGCACTGAGGAATACCAGTACATGCGGCCCAAAACTCTGTTCATCCCCGGCAACCTGCCTGGCTATCTCCAGTCAGCGACCA